GCAACAGTCATTGATAATTCAATAGCGGTGTCAACTGTATCCCAGTTGTAATCTCCAAATCCTGCTTCTTTAATAAATGCACCTTTTAAAATCCATTCAGAAACAACATCTCCTACAGGACCTAATACATTAAATTTAAGATCTTTTTTATAAAAATCAGAATAACCATCTCTACCAGTTACAGATTCGTGGTGTAAACGTACCCACTCCATTACTGATTGTGCACCTGAAGGTGTAATAGGATCAAATAATGTAAATGAAACATCGTTCCATACAGATTTACCTTTAACCTTGCGTAGAATGTTCATATGGTTAAGAGTTACTTCACCTTGTGTTAAAGACACTGCACCTACACCTTTTACCATATAAGAAGGAACACCATCCATATACATAATAAACCTATTAGCCTGTTTTGGTTCAAAGGGTGTGAAGAAAATTTCGTTTGTATCTAATACTGCCATTTTGCTATGCTATTTTATTCGGTTATAAATATCTACTTTCCTTCTCTTTACGATGGGAATGAAGCTCCTGTTGGTTGTAAGTTAAAGTCTAAGTAAATGAACTCAGCTGTTCTAGTTGGTTGGATATAAATCTGACCTATTAGTTGATTTCTATCTATCACATCTGGAGTGTTGTTACTTTCGTCCATGATTACTTTAAAAGCATATAAACCTTGTCTGGATTGAACACTTTCTAAATATGGGTTAACTTGAGCTAAGAAGTTATTTCTTGTAGCTGCTGTATTTTGTTCAAATACTAAGTTTTGACCTATTTGAGAAATATATCCTTTTAGTTCAATCAATAATCTTCTAACGTTTACTCTATCAAGCGCTGATGCTTGTTTTTGTAAGGTTTTCTGACCATATACTACAACACCCGTTCCTGGGAAAGTAGCGATTGGGTTAACATTTGCTTGGTATAAATCATCTCTGTTAGTAGCTGATAGTTTTCTTTCTGCTTGAACTACTGTTCCTAATCCACCTCTGTTGATACCAGCAGGTGCGAACCATGGTTCTGAAGCACTATCATTAAAGGCAAATACTCCACCCATCATAGTTGAAGCTGGAACCCATACGTTTTCACCTGAATCTGGGTCAATTGTTCTTAACCATGGCCAATACATTGCGGCATATGAAGTATCTCTAAGTGATGCTTTTGTCTTAGCTTGAACTTGAGTTGAAGCATAGTTTACAGGATCAACTATCACCATATGATCTCCTCTTGACTGAGCATTTGAGATTGCTGTAGTAATAACTGATGAATGGGATTGATCTGTTAAACCCGGTAATAACATCAAGTTATATCTATAATCATCTTGATTAGATAATAAGTTTAACATATCAGTATAGTGACCAGCTACCAAACCTTGAGTTTGAGCTGCTATCTTATCGTAATATAAACCTGCGGTATGTGGAATATTAGAACCCTTACCACTATTAAACGAACCACCATAAGAACCTGATCCTACTACTGGAATATTACCAGTAAACTCTGATCTCGCTTCTCCAGCGTTGTTAAGGTAGTTTAAAGTAGCACCTTGTACTGATTTTACTCTTACGTATCTTGAAGCGTTAGGGTAAGAACCTGATACTTCAATATATTGTTTACCAGTTGCCGGGTTATAAGCTAATGTTTGATCACCTATTACCTTTGAAATATAGTTTTCAGCTTTAGGATCTAGTGATAAGTTAGTATAAGTTTCTAAAGCTGTCTTAACAGTACTATTATCATCACCTCTTCTAATAAGTAAAGAGAATGTACCTGATGCCGTGTTGGATGATTTAATCTCCCATCTAATATTATCTTTAGAACCGCTATCTAGGGCTCCGTTAGATAATAATGAAGAAGTGTTATTAAATAATACTCCTCTATCTAAGGTTTCAAGGGTAAAAGATTCAACCGGAGTATTTACAATATCGGCAGCATCTAAAACAATTGTTGCTGCAGATGAAGCTGTACCTAAAGCAAGGGCAGCTATTGTTAATGAATCACCTATTACATATCCTGTACCTGCTGTAGTTACTGTAATACTTGTAATGGTTAGACCAGAACATACTACTGTTGCTTGAGCTCCAGTACCTGTACCTCCGGTTAAATTTACTGCCGTATAAGTAGCATCATCACAATCTGTTGGGTTTACTGTAATTGAAGCTAATAAAGCATCTGCTGCTATATCTAATACTCCACTTTCTACACTACTTCCATGTACTGTAGCACTAGCATAACCCCAATCCTTAGAAGAAGATACTACACGTGTTACTAATAAACTATCACCACCATTTTGGAAATAGTTATAAGCTGAGATAGAAGTTAAGTAAGTGTACTCACTACTACCA